GGCTGAGTATGAGAAGATTAGGCAATCAGCTTGGGCTGAGTATGAGAAGATTAGGCAAACAGCGTGGGCTGAGTATGAGAAGATTAGGCAACCAGCTTTGGCTGAGTATGAGAAGATTAGGCAATCAGCTTTGGCTGAGTATGAGAAGATTGAGCAATCAGCTTTTTGGAAAATTGCTCGTCAAAAGAAAAATAGAGTAAAGATATGGAAATAAAGAAGATAATTATAATTTTATTAGCATTGATGTTGTTGGTTCCAAACGCATATGCTTATTGGACTTATTACTATGATGAAAAAGGAAAACTGGTTGGTAGTTCTGAAACCGTAGAAAACATAAACTATGATACAAATGATGAACACTATTATGACCTAGACGTAATAGGAAGAAAGGGGTTATTGCCGTGAGAAATAACTTTAAACTTTTAAAAGAAGGAGAGTGAGAGATGAAAATAGAAATCAAAAATCGTTGGGATAATAAAATTCTTTTATGTGGTGAATATGAAAGTATTAAAGATTGTTTAGAAAAAAATAGGGATGCTAACCTTATGGGTGCTGACCTTTGGAGTACTAACCTTGTGGGTGCTAACCTTGGGAGTGCTAACCTTGTGAGTGCTAACCTTGGGAGTGCTAACCTTGTGGGTGCTGACCTTTGGGGTGCTAACCTTATGGGTGCTGACCTTTGGGGTGCTAACCTTATGGGTGCTAACCTTGGGAGTGCTAACCTTGTGAGTGCTAACCTTGGGAGTGCTAACCTTGTGGGTGCTGACCTTAGGGGTGCTAACCTTATGGGTGCTGACCTTGTGAGTGTTAACCTTGTGGGTGCTAAAAATTACTATATGTCCCACGACATTTGTTTTGAATTGATTAAACGACAAAAATTAGAAACATTCACTTCAAGAGAATGGGTAATAATCGGACAAATAGTAATACATAGGTTTTGTTGGGATACAATCAAAAAAAGATATAATAAAAAGATTATACCCATATTTAAGAAATTATCTAAAGTAGGATTTGATGAATATGAGAAATATTATAAAAGCAAAGATAAAAAACTTTGAACTTTTAAAAGAGTGTATTAAGGCTTGTGTGGAAGATAAAGATTTTATTGACTGGGGCTATCCCATTTTAGATAGAATAAACCTGGGTTTAAAATTGTTTGAAGCAGAAAGGGGAAAAGATGGAAAAGATATTAAAGTTTCAGGTAGAATATGATGAAGAAAATATTTTCCAAAGAGGTTTAGTCAATGATTTTTTGGGTAGTCTAAAAAGTTTAACAGATTACCGGAGCATTAAAGTTACCGAAATACTCAATGAGAAAGAAGAATGGAAAGGAAGAAAGATAAAATGAAAAAGACCTATGAACTTAATTATGGGAACAAAGCTACTGTCAATGTAGGCAACTATGAAAATTTAGGACCAATGTATAATCTAAAGTTAGTTATTGAAACCGAGGGCACTATTGATATAGGGCAAGAATTTATAAGGATGAAGGCAATGGTTGATAAGCACCTTGCCAACAATGTCAAAGAAATTAAACTGGTAAAACTTCTTGAAGATATGAAACATCTTCGCTTCTATGAGAAAGATGGAATTAAACTACCTTCTGTTACCACCGTAATTTCACCCGAACCCTACACGGGTAATCCTGTCTTTGGAACGATAGGGGATATTTTACACAGGGCTTTTTCTAAATATATCAAAACAGGAGATATAAAAGTAGACATAACTTCATTAGAGAAAGACCAGCTAATCGCTAATAACCTAAATATAGATGATTATGTAATGGAGTGGATTAAATATGATGAGCAGTTTATCTTTGGTAAGTCAGAACAAGAAGTCTTTAGCTTAACTGATAGGTATGCAGGGACATATGACGCTGACGGCTTATATGGTGGGGTTAAGTGTGTGTTTGACCTTAAGAGTGGCAGTATGTTAAGGGGTGGTCAGGACAAAGCCTTTATGCAGTTAGCGGCTTATAGTAAGTGCCTACCAGACATAAAAAGGTTAGTGATTATACCCTGTAACCCCAAATCTAAACAAGACCCATTGATAAGTGATGATATAGATAAATACTATTCTATGTTTATGCAGAAGCGAAAAGCATTCAAGGATAAATTCGGCGTTTAACCAAGAGGGAGTAGGAGATGACAAATAAACCAAAGACTAAAAAAGATTTAAAACCACTTAATAGTGTAATACAAGTATGTCCTGTTTGTGGCAAGGTTGATGTTTATAAAGATGATGGACACAATTGTTTTGCACATATACAAAGGAGAGAAAATGATTGATGTAATCACGCTACAAACACAGATTGAATTACTACCAGCAGAGATAGGAAGAATAGAAGAAGAAGGTATTTATTTACGAAAAGACCTTGAGATAATAAGTGGTCAGTATAACCTAATGGTGTCCAGAGAACGCCTTAAGGAACAAGCCATAGACCCCAAATCCACAGTAACCACCCTTAATGACAAGATAGTAGAAAGGTGTGAACCAACCCGTTTAAAACTGATAGATGTAAAAACAACACTGGAACTAAAGATAAAAGAAATGAACCAAAAAGAGAGAGAGTTCCAGGGTTGTAAGGCACTACTAAGATATAAAGAAACAGAGATTAGAAACTTAGGAACAGGACTATAAGGAGGAAAATATGAGAGTAAATTATTATGTAGAAGGTAAAATAAAAGAGATGGATTTTATACCCGACGAAACACTTTGTCCTATTTGTGGGCAACCTACAGAAGTCAATCCATTTAAAAAAGAACCAAAACACCCCGATTATAAGTGTTCCAATAAGACAAAAGGAACAGATGGTAAATGGGAATGTGGAGCAGGATTTTGGAAACCCACCCCCAGACAACCTGCACACCAACTTAAACCAACACCTGTAAACACAGGGACACAGATATTACTTAGTAATATACTGGAAACCCTAAAACAAATAGAGAAGAATACAAACTCTCCTACCTTGCCAATGTTTAATGAATAAAAGAATAGAAAGTATACGCTGGAAAGCCGAGCTCAACAACTATTTGGCTCGTTGGGAAGGTTATAAAATAGATGAAAGAGGTTTTATCCGTCCCATTAGGAGAACTATAAAGGGTTTAGCAGACAAACTCCACACTTCCCCAATGACTATATCTCGCTGGAGAAATACAGGGAACATATCTCCTATCTGGAAAGAGAAACTCTTACAAAAAAAGATAATTAGAAAGGCTTATTTATGAACTTCGGAAAATATGCTCAGTTTTATAACAAAATTTATAAAAATAAAAACTATAAAAAAGAAGCAGATATGGTTTATAAGTGGGCTAATCAACCTCGTTCCATTTTGGAACTGGGTGGTGGAACAGGTAGACACGCCCAGTATTGGAATAAATCCAAGGTTACCATTATTGAAAAATCTCTTGATATGATTAGCGAAGTAAAACCCTTTTCTCCTACCTTCCTTATAGGTGATATAAGAACATTTGATTATTCTGAATTACCCAAAGTAGATGCTGTCTTTGCTATGTTTAATGTAGTGGGTTATGCTGACCTTATCTATTATATGGATAAGTTGCCCTTAAAAGAGGACGGATATTTTATATTTGATTGTTGGGATTGTGGAACAACACTAATTCAGCCCCCCACCATTAAAGAAACAACCTTTGGAGATATAAGAAGAACCGTAACTCCCCTCGCCGTTGATTATGCCCCTTATTTAAGGTTTAAAATTACCATACATAAAAACAATAAGTTAGTATCAACAGAAGACCACATAGTTAGAAGTTATCATTGGGGAGAGATAGAAAGTCTGTGTAGTGCTTTTGGTTATAAAATAGTAGACATTAAACGTAAGGGGGATTGGGTGTGGTGGTATAAACTTCAAAAAACTTCACGATATGAACCCTATGAGTAAGGGTTCAAGATACAGAAAGGTAAATAAAGAAAGATTTGACAAAAACTATGAAAAAATCTTCAAAAAGAAAACCAAGAATAAAACACAAAAGCACTAAAACCCTACACAAAAAAGTATGGAAATTAATGAGTGAGTATGTCAGGCGTAGAGATAAGGGTGTGTGTTTTACCTGTGGCGATAGAAAGCCCTGGAAAGAACAACACGCAGGACACTATATACACAAGCGTTTAGACTTTAATGAAATGAATATAAATTGTCAATGTGTTAGTTGTAACAAGTTTCGCCACGGGAATTTGGCTATATACACACTTAATCTTATTAAAAAATATGGTTTAAATCGAGTTGGGGTATTAGTAGAAGAATCTCGAAGGGTTAAAAAATGGACAATATTGGAATTAGAAGAAATACAGAAGGAGTTGTATGGAAGATTACACAATAAGAGATTGCGACCTTTGTAAAGAAACAAGACACGTATATAAACACGGCACTTCAAGGTGGTGTTGTATATGTATTGATGAAGAACAACGAATGAGGATAAAAGATGACAAAAGAAGGACCCAAGAGAAGAATAAAGAGATTTGAGAAGTATAATTGTTCTGGTAAGTTAAGGGTTCAGGTTAATGTAGATGATGCTGAGATAAGCGAAATAATGCTTATCACTAAGAAAGGTGGTTGCACATATAATCTTCAGTTAATAGGCAGGTTATTGACCTTTTTATTAGAGTGCAATATAGATGTTAAATACCTATTACAGATACTTGATGATAACGACCCCTGTCCTGCTGTTATAATGAGGCAAAAAAGAGATAACTTGCCCATAGAAGAGTGTGGGGTGGGTGGGTGTAGCAAGATTATCAAACAAGCAATAGAGGAGAAACTCAAGGAGATAGAAAAGTGAGGGATAAATGGAAAATAAGTTTATAACTATTACAGTAGAGAATAGCGACGGAACAAAGATGTCTCAACAATTACATTATGATAGTGATATTTGGGACTGGGCTGAGACATTTAAAACTATAATGATATGGTTGACATTTACTCCAAAATCTATAGAGAATATTATGAGGGACAAATATGATGAAGAAGCCTAGAATATTCTATGTAATACATCCTACAAAGTATAATGACTATGATATATTAGCAATAGGGGATAAGAAGATGTTAAGGAAGTTATCAAAGGAATATGACTACTTCCATTATATAGCTAGTATTCCAATAGTTATATTAGATACTTGTGATACTATTAAGTGCGCTTTGGAGTGTGTTGAGCATTTGAAAGGAGTAAGATGAAACCCGAGAAAGAGTTGAGAGAGATAATAGAAACAAGAGGTCGTCTTGTTGATTGGACTTATAAAGATACTAAAAATCATAATCATTATAAAAGAGAATTAAACCAACTTATTACAGAAATCAAAGACTGGGCTGTGAGTAAGTTGGAGAAGAAGGGTAATTTTATAGATGTTTCTAGTTTGCCAGCTGATTGGAATAAAAGAGATAATGATTTTATAAAATATGGTCATAGACAATGCCACTATCTATCCAGCAAGAACATCAAGGAGGAGAGATGAACATAATAAAAGCAATAGAATATTTAGAAAATGCAGAGATAAATTGTCATAATATTAAAAGAATTGGATTACCACTTCTTCAAATAGTCAAAGAACAAATACAATCTGCACTTAAAGAATTGAACGAAGATGAGGAAGAAGGGAGTAAGATGAAACCCGAGAAAGAGTTGAGATTAGATGATATATTAGAAGAATTAATATATAAACAATGTAAAACTATTGAACAATTATCACTTGACCAAGCTATCCAACAAATCAAAGACTGGGCTGTGAGTAAGTTGGAGAAGAAGAAAGATTGTGGAGAACATCAAACCCACTATATTCAAGATGAATTTTGTTATACTTGTAACAAATCTTTAAGCGAAGAAGAATATAATAAAGTTTATAATTATAAATTCAACCAATGCCACAACCTATCCAAGAAGAACATCAAGGAGTCAAATTGATAATCAGGGGATGTCGCCGAGTGTATTCGCCAGACGTATTCAAAGTGCATAGGCGGAAAGGACTATAATCTTAAGATTTGTTGAACGGCTGGAACAACAAACGACATCTCCACCACCAAAAATATAATGGAGGAGAGATGAAGAAAACTTGTGAAGGTTGTCGTTATATAAAAATAAAAACAGGTGAAATGGGATTGGGTTCTTCTTCTTTATTGTCGCCCTGTATTATTTGTGGTTGTTGTAGGTTAGCTATAGATAAAATGTATGATATTGCGGTAGCAATCAATAAATTATTTAAAGGAGACCCAAGATGACCCTAAAAGAACGGATTGAGGAGATAGCTTGGAATTATTTACACACAGTTACCTTTGCACACGACAATGAACCCAATGAATCTCATAGGCAAGTAATATGTAAGCAAAAAATACCAGAACTAATCACTGATATTCTCAAGGCGATAGAAGAAGAGGGCTACATCAAACCTACAGAGGATAAAGGGTTGGAGGAGTTAATAGGAACTTTTGTATTGGAGAATCAATCAGCAAGACAAGCAGGGAAGAATACTAAATATGCTAAAGAACTTGCCAAACAAATCTCTGCTGGCTACATCAAGAAAGAAATCCTAATAGAGCAACAAAGAATTAACAATGCAATACTGGCTGATAAATGTGATGAGTTGGATAAGTTTGAGAAAGACTGCACCAAAAAATCAGATACCAGAGTTTTACCTTGTAAACATCTTGCCTACAAAACCTTGAATAACAATATTACAGAGCTATTCATTAATGGTGAAGAATGGGTTAAGAAATCTAAAATTGAGGTGGATGAAGGGAAGATGGCAAAAGAAATTAGGATACCGATTACACAGGCTTGTGCTTCTATATTTGAATATAGCTTAAGCGAACATGGTATTACTCAGTTAGTTTTAAAAAACACAATAAAACAATGTGTAAATAAATGTTCCCACGCCATAGCCCAACACAGAAAGGGGAAAAGATGAATCTAAAAGAACGGATTGAGGAGATAGCACAAAAGTTAAGAGAATCTATTATGGTTGAAGCTGAGTCAAATTATGATTATCTAGAAGATTATACAGTAGACCAAGCTACCACCGACATACTCAAGGCATTTAGGGAGGACGTAGAAGAGAAGAAGTTAATTGATTGTAATGTTGAATATGAAAATATAGATGTTAATGCCTATAAGAATGATGTCCTACAAGAAATTATAGAGGAGATAGAATGAGTTATGTTTCTGTTGTTATCCCCCACCATACAGGCAGGCTTATTTATGATTGCCTACATTCACTCAGAGATGAAAGAGTAGAAAAGATTGTCTGTTCCTCTACACCCACCATCTTCCCTAATGTAAGGTCTGTATATACTCCATTAAACGAACCCACCCACAAGAGAAACAAGGGCGTTAAGTTGTCTATGGGCGATTATATCTGCTTTTTAGATGATGATGTAACTCTTTGTATTCTTTGTATAAAAAATATGCAGAGGTATTTAGACTGGCACAATGACGTAGGTATGGTATTTGCCACTCTTTTTCGCACAGATGAAACATTAGATTCTATCGGAGTATATTTAAACTGGACTGGTTTCTTGATTGAGAACACAAAGCGTCCCGCCTACCCCACACCCATATTAAGTGGTAAGGGTGCTTGCTGTATGATTAGAAAGAAACTCTTTGATGATATAGGTGGCTTTGATGAGGACTTTGTTATCTATGGAGAAGAAACAGACCTGTCTTGGCGTGTGTGGTTAGCAGGTTATAAAGTAATGCAACTACCTTTTGCCACTGCTATTCACTGCGCCGAAAGCAAAGACAAGTCTTATTATAATCCCGAATACATTTACTATCACGGCTGTAAAAACTATATTACTATGTTAATCAAGAATTTAGGGCTATGGTATATGCCTATCGCACTCATTAACTTTTGCCTATGGGCATTTACAGGCGTCTTATTTCTGTTTAAGTCGCCTAAAAAGGCGTTTTGGATATTTCAAGGGCTTTGGTATAATATAGTTAACCTGCCACATATCCTTAAAAAGCGAAATAAAATACAAAAAGAAAGAGTCCTAACTGATACAGAACTCTTTCCTTATGTTTACACCTCAACAGGAATTAAATATTATATGACTCGCCTTTGGGAATATCTATTCTCTCCTTTGAAGCTATAAAGCCTTGATATAATTTATCCCCGCAATCAATCTCCACCCAACAAATATCTTCTTGTGTCTTGTCTATCGTTATGGCAAACTTTTCTCCCCAAGTATCTACTGTGATTTTGGTCATCTTCTGCCTCCTCTCTAACCCTATTTGCTTTCTCTTCTAACCAGTCTGAACACTCTTGGCAAATATACATCTGTAAACATACGCTACTTTCAATGGGTCTAAAACACATTTCACATAGCATATCTCACCCCCTTATTTATCTTCTATAATCCTTGTTATCATATCTTCGAGGTCATACCATTTTGTATCGCCATCTTTACAATCAAACATATCTTCATCACCCATATATTCAGCTATGCTTTCAAGTATTTGAATTGCTATTTTTTGTGTTATCGATAAATTTCTCATTTTATTCCCCCCTTCTCACCCCCTCGTTAATCTGTCTCTTAAAATCTTGATATTTCTGTTAATCTCATTGACCATTGGAGTATTTTCTTCTCTATTTCCCTCGCCCTCATAATAGGGGCAGTTGTCAAACTCCTTAAAAAAGTCATTATCAAGCTCTCTTATGGTCTTGAATACCTTTTCGTTGCCCTTGTTGTCTGTCCATAGTCCCTTAGCACAGAACAGCTTGACCAATCCTTGTGCTTTGGTCTTGGGAGCGAACATAGTAGCACCATATCTAACACCTTTGAGGTCTTTCTTTCTTTTTTTTATGCGCATTTTGCAGTTAAAACAATTTTTACACTTCATTTTTCCCTCCAAACATCTTCTCTATGATTAGGTTGTGGATTGATTTGGCGACTTTAAATATATACTCTGCTTCCATATTCCCACAGCCCCTTCTCCTTTCTGTATTTCTACTCTCATAGTTTTAAAACCACATTCCAAACAAACGAATTCAAATGGCCACACAGGCATAAGGCCTACATTATTGTGGCCACAGGCCAGCTTGTAGTGTTTGTTTTTGTCTAATTCTTTAACTATTTCATATCCAGTTTTTTCCATTTTCACTCCTTTCTATCTTGTTATAAATATCACTATTATAATTAAGGTAACCGCTATAAAGAAAGCCTTTTCCATTTTTAATCCTCCTTTCTGTATCTAACAAGCCAATACTTGACCATTTCACTCCATCTCTTCCAGTTGGGCGGACAGTATCGCTGGCCCATACTCTCCAAAAAGTCGCCCTGTTTATCCCAACGTTTATAAGCATTTATAACTGATTGTCTGCATATCTTACGAGCAACCTCTTTTTTACCCCTTGCGTCTATGCTTTTAATTCCATAGGGGTATTTCTCGCTGTTTTCAACCCTGCCGATTGCCCTGACTACCTCATCAACCGTAAACTGTTCTGCATTAGCTATTAAACAGGAGCCGATTAAGATAGTCAATGCTGTAATAGGTATCCAGTACCATTTCATAGTTGCTCCTTTTCAAACATCTCCTCATTAATATCATCTATGGCTTGGTTGTAGCCTTCATCATACCTAGACTGATAATAATTATTTTTATAGTTTATTAAAGATTCTTTGTTTGGAAATGGATATGGGTCTTTCTTCTTCGACAAACTCTCCCCAAACGCCTTGAGTATGTCGGTGGTGGCTTGGGATTCATCAACACCAAGACACTCTCCAGAAATAAGAGCATATTTAGTATTCTCTCTAATTATCCCCTCAATCCGTTCTTTCAGTTTCATTCTTTCCCCCTTTGTTTATATTGGGTTAACCTAATTATATACATCAATTCTTATTGAGTACTTTTTGAGTTTTCCTGTCTTTGTCAATTTTGCCCACCAAGTACGATTAGAAGTCTTAAAACGAATAAATCTCAAATCATCTGTTGAATATGAAACTACCCTGTCATCTAATTGCTTTTCTATTTCTTTGATTACCTTAGTCATTGTTTGCTCCTTTCTGGTTAGATTTATCTTTCATACTCTAAGTTTAACATATTTATATAACTTGTCAAGTTTTATCTTCTTTTTTTTGCTATATATACCAACGACTTACAACACATTTAAAAAAAAAGTTTGAATTTCCCAAATATGGGGGGGTCTATATGTTATCCTTTTAGCGTACGAATAAACAAAAAAGGAAGGTCGCTATGAATGAGAAAGAAGCAAAGAGGCGTTATAACGCCCAACGCAAACATAAAGATGCTCTTGTTGAACTCAAGGGCAATAGGTGTGCTTTATGTGGTGGAGTATATCCTACGTGTTGTTATGATTTTCACCACTTAAACCCAAAATTAAAAGAAAAGAATATTGCACAATATGCACAAACTAAAAAAGGATTTGAAAAGGCAAAGCAGGAACTCTATAAATGTATGTTGCTTTGTTGTAATTGTCATCGGCTGATTCACGCTTGGGGTGGATTCTATTTGAACGGCGACCTTCGAGTCCTTAAAATTAAACCCAAGTGGAGTCAGCCAGCAGATAAGAAACTACTGGAAGATTTTTAGATTTTTATCTTTGTTTGAGGTTGAAGGAAAAAAATGAAAAAAAATACTAGCTTTCCTAAATACTGATACAAGGTAAGCTGAAGAAAAGAAAGAAAGGGAGTAGATATATATATAGGTAACAGTCTACAAACTCCTTTAAGATACTGAAGCGATTAGGTATCTTAATCGCTTCAAAATCTGATACAATTAAAACACGTAAATGTTCTATAAACCGAACAAATGTCTTTTAAACCGAATATACCCTTTAAGGTATAACAATTCATAAAAAGCGAAAAAAGAAAAGAAAAAGGGTATAATATAATGATTACCTATTACATTGTTACATTCAGGGTATAAGTCATCTAGTTTAGCTATAACTAAACCAATCAATATACCATTCAATATCAGTATACCATTAGGCGAAGAAAGAAAAGAAAGAATGTCCGTTATGTCCGATAAATGTCTTAAATACTATATATAATACAAGACAATAGATAAATGTAGATAAGTACAAGTTAAGAACAATACATATATTACCTGAAGAGTAAGCACACCCTAACCACATACTACTCATACACATACGAGTCCCGAACGATAATTCAACATAATAAATATTATAGGCTCATACAAGGGTATAGGGTGGCATAGGGCACCCTGTTGGATTGTAAATTCGGGTGGGTTTATATATTATATATCCAACCCAGTCATATAGTTAAGTTTGTCCAATACACTCATTTAGTTAGTAAGTATATGTTGTACAAACACTTAGGTACTTATTTTTCCAACCCCCCCCCAAGGTGAGGAAGGGTAAATGTCTACTGTTTAGTGGACATTTAGAAATGGTGGACATTGATTTTGTGAGGGAAAAGGCTCAAGTCGCCACCCTAAAGTAAGAAAGATAAAATACTTAATAAATATATTTTTTAAGTTATGATGAATATTGAACTAATAGAAACAGAAACCCTTATACAGGAACTACTTAAGCGCTTTGACGCCTCTTGCTTTGTAGGGGTCAGGCACAAGTATAAGTCCAAGGACACCGAAGACTATACTATACGTTATAGGGGGTCTTTGGCTACCCTTAAAGGACTTAACTCTATACTTGAGAACCACATAAATATGGATTTAGAAGAACTTATAGACGAAGAGGAAAAATTTGAAAATCCTTGATATTGGGGGAAATCTGGGCATTAGAGCTCAAAAGGCTTATCCTGGAGCTAAGATAGTAGTCCTGGATAAGAGGTATGGATTTGATGTTACCAAAGAAGAGTTCCCTGGGGTTGAGTGGGATGTAATCTTGGTTAACCACCTCATAGAACACCTGGAAGACCCAGATGACTTCTTAGATAAGTGCTATCGGGTTATGGATGACAAGACCATTTTGGAAATATCCACACCTAACCTATTGGCTTGGTTTAATAGACTATTAGTATTATCGGGGTATTTACCCCACACATATGAAGTGTCTTTTAGGCATAATGTGGGAAAACCATTTAATTGGGGCACTGAGAGATTAGGTGGGCACTTACGAGTAACCTGTCCACGTGCCCTTAAAGAACTACTCCGTAAGCACGGATTTAAAATATTAAGCGTAAAGGGTGAATATTCTACATACCCTTGTAATCTATTTATAAGGTTAATAGATAGAATATGCACTATAAACCCCAACTTGGCATCATCATTTAGGATTAAAGCAAGGAGGTAATTATGAGACTTAAAAAGAAAGTAAAGAAAGAGAAAGTAGTAAAAGCACCAGAGGTGGTAGTTGAGATATCTAAAGAACCCATTCAGGAAGTATGCAAGTCGGCGGGTTGTTCAAGGTATGCCGTAAAAGACGGTTTATGTCAGAATTGTATTAATGACTTAAGTTCAATAGGTTATAAGTAAGGGAACTTGTCTACAAGTTAAGGAGACATATGGCTAAAAAAAAGAAGGGTGCTTCCCCGTGGAAGGGATATTCTCCCGAAGAGAAAAGGCAGTATGATTTACAGTTTGGAGCTAAAAAACACAAACGTGAAAAGAAGTGAAAAAAAGCACCGCCGAACAACTTCAAGAAAGAGAAAGGCTCCTAAAAGAATTAGAAAATCGCAAGAAAGAACGGGGTATGGATTTCTACATACCCAACAAGGTTCAGGTAAAAGCCCACCAATCAAAAGCAAAAATAATTTGTTACGTAGGTGGAAATAGGGCAGGAAAAACGACTTTGGGGGCGATGGAAGTTGCTTGGCACGTTACCAAAAAATATCCAGATTGGTTTCCCAGAGAACGCAGATTTAAAGGACCAATTAAAATTAGGATAGCAACAGATAAGTTTTTTAAGATAGATACAGTTATAGAACCGAAGTTACGTGCATATTTACCCGCAGGAGAAATCAAACGCATTAAGCGTTCTCCACAAGGTTATGTAACTAAACTCTCTACGAGAGACGGCTCGTTTATAGAATTTCTCACAATGGAACAGGACCAGATGGCTTTTGAGGGGCAGGATTTAGACCTGTTCTGGGGTGATGAACCAGTTAACAGGGCAAGGTATATAGCCACTCAAAGGGGATTGATAGATAGGGGGGGTTACACCTTACTTACCTTTACTCCCCTAGTGGAGCCCTGGATGAAAGAAGAGATTGTTGATTCGGCAGATGGTAAAAACATAGATGTCTTTACTGCTGACATAAGAGACAATAAGTTTGATACACACGGCAACGCTATTCTCAATGAAGAGGACATTCAAAGGTGGGAAGATATGCTCACCGATGATGAAAAGGAAACTCGTCTTCACGGGGCGTTCTTCCATTTAAGGGGTCGTGTATATAAAGAATTTTCCGATGTTCACCTTATTGATGATTTTAAGTATGAGCAGGGTTATCCAGTTATCTGTGTTCTTGACCCACACGACAGGCAACCACACTGGATTATTTGGGCGATGATAGACCGCACTGACGATATTTACGTAATTTATGAAAACATAATACATTGTTCCACTCAGGAACTAGCTGCCAATATTTTAGCGACTGAAAAATACTTTGGATGGAATATGAGAAAACGCCTTATAGACCCAAACTTTGGCAGAAGACCAGCGAAGATAGGGATGGACATTTCTCTTATAGAAGAACTTAGAAAGTTTAAGTGTGTATTTACAGAGGCTAACGACAATAAAGATACGGGTCATATGAGGGTTAAGAGCCTCTTGCACTATAACGCAGATAGACCCATAGATATAAACAATAGACCTAAATTGTTTTTTGACAGGCGTTTTGCCCCAAAGACTATTCACTCAATGAGAAACCTACAACACGACGAATGGAAGGGTCAGACAGATAGAGACCCCAAGGAAGAAGTAAAACCAAAAGATAAACACGGGTCTGATTGTATAAGATATTTAGGTGCTGATGGTCCCACGTTTGATGGACCACAGATGTATGAACCAGATTTTAGAGGAGCAATTTACTAATGATGTGGTGGGGAAAAAAACAAGAAACAGGTGAACTTGAAACAAACGAACCTGAAAACAAGAAAAGGATTTTTGTAGTTCCTGATGCCAAGATGTATATATGCAATCTTTTGGCTCAATACAAAAAGCCCAAAGAGATTATCAGTCTTATTAAAGAAGAACATAATATAAAGGTAAGTCCTTCTTCTATAAGCCAATATAAAAAAGAAAACAAAGAACTCATAGAAAAATTAAGAACCAGCTTTTTAGCGACAATTAACGACGTTCCCATAGCACAGAAGAAAATCAGGTTAGAAAGAGCAGATGAGTTATATACTATCTCTCAAGAACTAAGGGGTGGAGAGAAAGTTAATCTATCTCTTAAGTGCCTTAAGGAAGCCAGAGAAGAAGTTGAAGGCGCTGGTAGTGGTAGTGTAACCTTCCAACAGTTTAACCAGTATAATGCACTCTCTGATGAAGAACTAAGAGAAAAGTTAAAAGAAGTAGAAGAAAAGATTGTGAAGACTAACGTAATTGAGCAGGAGGCGTAATGTCCCCATTTCGCAGTGAGAAGCAAAGAAGATACTTATGGATGAATGAACCGAAGTTAGCAAAAAAATGGACAAAAAAATATGGTTCTAAAATAGATGGTGGTGGTAAAGAAAAATCGCCCGCAAAGTTTAAACGTAGAAACGGAACTGCATAGGAGTAAATGATGAACCCAATCCAAATAGATATAAAAGAAGATATGCAAAAACTCCTTGTAGAAGTTTGTATTGACGACTTCAAAAGGGCAGAGGATGCTCGCAATGCCAGAGACTATGGAGTAGATTCAAAAGGGGTAGCATTTACTTTTGATTCTAAATTAGACGAACTCACAGATATGTTTTATGGTAATAGAAAACCAAAATCAGTTCCCTGGAGAAATTGTTCTAATCGCTCTATGAAAATAGCTATGGCTATTTTAGAGATGCTTCACTCAAGGATGTTTTCTGCTATTTGGAATGAGGACTTAGTGCGTTGGATGCCTGGTGAAAGAACCGACAAAGAAAAGGTAGACCGAATCAATAAGTTTATGGATTGGTGGATACGTGTTCACATACGTATGAAGAACTTCTTTGACAAATGGACAAAGGTAGTTACTGGATTTGGGGATTGTCTTACAGAAATAAGTTGGGATATTAAATACTACGACAGGGGAGAAACCGAAGAAACTCCCATAACAGATGAGTTTGGATTACAGTTATTTGAACAGGACGGGACACCATCCGTAAACAAAGAAAAGAAATTTAGGATAGAAGAAAAAACTAAGTGCGAAATTATACCACAAAAAAGCATTTATTTCCAAGAAGCCCAAAAAAGTATATATGATGAACCCGTTATTATTAAGCTTCGCTATCTTTATTCTGATTTGGAGGAGATGGAGAAAGACGGAAAAGTAGTTAACATCACCACAGAACTAAAGTCTAAAATTGAAGACCGCCTTAATGCCCAATACAGCGATTCCACAGACGAAAACTTAGAAATTATTAAAGAAGCCAAATTAAGAAATACACCAGTAGATGTCCTAAAGATTTACAAAAAAATAGATATAGACAGAGATGGTTTTCCAGAAGATTTAAGAATTCTTATAGACCCTGACAATAGAATTTATTTAGGTGCTGTTGCCATTAAAGATATTACCAAGAATGGCAAGAGACCATTGGATTTTACAAAGATTAACGACCTTATAGATAGACCTGACGAACTTGAAGGATTAGGCATATTGGAAATGGTTAAGCCCTTAGCCGATGAATTAGACGCTATATTCAATCAGTTGACTGACGCTAATACTCTGGGAGTGCTTAGACCATTCTTTTATGACCCATCGGGAAGTTTAGTTCCACAGAATATTACTTTAGCCCCAAACAAGGGAATACCTGTTCCTGACCCACAAAGGAATGTTTACCTACCTGATTTTAACTTACCCACAGAAAGATTATTTATTGCAATGAAGACCGTGCTGGAGTTTATTGAAAGGCTTACAGGTGCCTCTTCTTACGTAATGGGTAAGGAGTCAGAGGTTGTGGGTGGTTCTGGAACAGCTACAAGAACACAGGCTATTGTTATGGCTTCAGAGCAGAGATTTGCCATACCTGCTCAGAGATTAAGAGAGGGTTGTGCTCGGATACTTACAAAAATTTTAGACCAAGTCCAAAAGAATATACCACCAGGATTAGAAACCAGGGTATTAGGTGAAGATGGAGAACCTATTTTCCACGGCAATGAACTTTCAGAAGAAGGATTATCTACTGAATTAGATGCCTATATACTTGAAGACGCTTCTATGGGTTCTCAAAATACAGAACGTCAGTTAGCAGTATTTTTATATCAGATGTTAATGCAAAATCCCTTGGTCGCTTCAGACCCCATTAAAATTTATAGGGCTACGGCTAATTTACTTAAATCCCATAGATTTGAACCAACAGAATATCTGGGACCAGAACCAGATATGAATGACCTGGATTCTCCCGAAGAAGAAAATACTAAAATACTTCAGGGGGATTTTGAAAAGGTAAGACCGACAATGGTAGAAAACCATATGATGCACATTCAAACGCATCAAAAGGTCTTACAATCGCCAACATTAGCAGTGGTAAATCCTGAGATGATTGAACAGATTATGCAATATACTCAATCTCACGTTCAGGAACATATGCAGATGATGCAACAGATGATGGCGATGCAACAGTTAGGAGGAAAAGGTGGACCAGGATTACAAACAGGAACAGCTCAAGGACCTGAAGGAATTCAAGGAACACAAGGGGTGGAAAATCTTCCAGGACCTGTCGGGCAAATGGCTAGAACAAAAGAACAAGGAACTAGTAGTCCAGCTCCGTCAACATAAGTTAGATGAAGCTTATGGCACACAAAGGTGGATTGACGGGTTTTTATATAGAGAAATAATTTTAGAAGACCACATCAAGGAGTTAATAGTCCCCGAAGAGGAGATTCCAACTTATTAAGTTGAGGAAAGGAGAATAAAATGGAAGAGAAAAACCAGGATAAACAACCTGAGACCAAAGAAATCGAAGATGGTGGAGTAGAGGTTTCTTTAGAGGAAGAAGGTACTCCAGTAGTGCCAGAGGAAGAGAAAGAGCCTGAGCCAAAAGCCAAAGAGGAACCAAAACAGGATTCCTTTAAAAACAAGGTTTATGCTCAAGATAGAATCATCTCTAAACAACAGAAAGAAATTGATGATTTAAGGGAACAAATGACTTCTCAACCAAAGGTAGAAGAAACAAAACCAGAGGATTTTGACAAAGATGTTCAAAGTGATTGGCAGGGTACTTTCCGCAAAATTGCAAAACAAGAAGCAGAAAATATCTATAAAGCCGACCAAGCAAAGATTCAAAAAGAAGCTCAGGAGAGAGAACGTAAACAAGTTCAAGAAACAAATGAACAAAAAGTTGTTACTAAATATCCAGAGCTTAATGACTCTAGTTCAGAACATACACAAATCTGGTTTGATGTATTGAACAAAAATCCAAGATGGAGAACATCTCCTGATGGTCCAATTCTCGTTATGCGGGAAATGGAAGATGTACTCCGTGTTAAAGGATATGATATTGATGGGAGAACAACCAAGGCGGTTAATCATGAGCGTGAGCGTTTAGCTAATGCAAATGCAACTTCTTTGGGGACATCAAGACCAACCCCATCCAATAAAGTAATTCTTTCACGGGAACAGAGAGAGTTTTGCGATACAAACGGCATTTCCTATGAGGAATATGCCAGAACCCTGAAAAAAACAGCAGGAGGAGGGCTTGAATTATGAACAATAATCCGTTAAAAGACGAGGGACTTGAAGAAAGCCCAAAAAAACGTGTAGAGAGAGAGTTTGAAACAATCCCAGATAACAAACCTGCGGATAAAGAGGAATATGTAGAAAAGATTAATAAAGAAGCTGTTCCTTTTGTAGAACAACAGAAACCTGAACTTCACGTAGTAATGGCTCAGGATGATGCCTACATTGCTGACAGGATAAAATCACAACCTAAGACTCTAGATGAAGTTTTACTTATGAAAGAGAGACAATATGCTCCTGGTGAGCATAGATTATCTCTTCCACAGGAACTTCGCCAGTATCAAAATAAAGTTGCTTTTCGTTGGATTAATAAAAAGAAAAGGGCTATTGATGATGCTATAGATTTGAAGGGTTGGGTTTTTATCAACAGGTTAAGTTTTAAAAACATACCTGACCGTTTATTTTCCAATAGTGGAGCTATTGAAAGAGGAGACACGGTGCTTATGTATATGCCCTTAGAAATGGCAGAAAGAATACGTAGGACACCAGGAGAAAAATCAACAGCCATCTTAAAAGCTCATTTAGCTAAAGGAGAAGAAAAACTCTCAAAAGGACAATCAGGTTTTTATAAACCAACAGAGAGTGCTTCCGATTCCGATAATGTTCCCACGGGGGAACAAGTTTACACGGAGGGGAAGGACTTTTAAGTAGCAAATAAGGAGTAAGTAAATGGCAAACACAAATAAATTCTGTGGATTGCGACCTATATATCCTTATATCAGAGCACAAGTATACAAGCACGTAACGGGCGTACCTGTTTTTATGTATCAGCCAGCAACATTAAATAATGGCGGATATGCCGAATTAGCAGTTATGGACGGAACCACTGCTGGTGAAGCTCTATTGGGTTCAGTTGTCGGCATTTTAGGCGGCGATTGGTCTCCTTTGAGTGTATCAGAAAGTGGTTACGCACCTGCGAATCCAGCAGCAGCATCAGTGGATGCTAATGGTTATATGAATGTGTTGATTGCAGATTCACCAGAACAACTCTTTTTAATACAAGAGACAACTGATGGAACAGCTTTAACACAGGCAGCAGTCGGGTTAGGAACAGTACCGTTTTGTGTTACCGCAGCTTCTGGTAGTACAATCTCTGGTATAAGTACAGTACATATCGGTTCAGCAACTACAGTAATGGCAGCACCGCTTTCAAACCTTAACTTGCAGTTAGTCAAGTTATGGGATAAACCAGACAATGCTTTTGGCGCATATGCCAAATGGATTGTCAGAATTAACGACCACCAATTCAGTAGAGCAGGTGCTTATCTTGAATTAGGTGAATTATTATAAGGAGAATAAATCATGAACAGGTCAACTTTTAATAAGGCTGTCGTTCCTGGTTTGTTCGCCTTTATGATTCAAGGCTATCGTCCCGCTTCTACAGAAGTTAGTTGGAGTGGTTTTGTTAGCGCGAGAACATCAAAGAGAGCATACGAGGAATGCGCCTACGCAGGTGGATTAGGGATTTTCCCTCACAAGCCTGAAGGCGATGCAATAACCTATGATGAAATTCTACAAGGTCCAACAAAGAAATTCGTACATAAGACTTATTCGTTAGGTATTAAGTTATCAGAAGAGTTAATTGAAGACTCTTTATATCCTGATATTCCAACGACAATGAGGTCTTTAACCGAAGAACTTGGTAGGGCTGCGAGAGAAACAAAGGCACTATTGGTTTGGGATATGTTAAACAATATAACATCTACCACAAATCATACTGGTGCTGATACGTTGGCTTTAGCAACAGCAAGCCATACTTACATCACAGGTGGAACGTGGAGTAATCTATTAAGTCCAGCAGCAGATTTATCTGCTACAGCATTACAGACTTGTATAGATAACTTCGAAACAATAAAAGACGAATCAGGTAGGTATCAAATTTTAAAAGCTAAATACATCATTGTTCATCCGAACAATGCGTGGAAGGCAAAAGAGCTTTTACAATCTGGTTACGACCCTGAAACAGCGAATAATGCTATTAACGTATTAAAGGAGAAAAATCTCCAGCTTGTTGTCAGTCCATATTATACTGACACTGATGCTTTTACATTAGTAGCAAAACCAGCAAATAGAGAGTCTGGTGTCATCGCTTTTGACAGAAGAAAACTTTCTTTTGCCAAAGATGGTGATTTTGAGACCGGTGACGCAAAATTTAAGGGTAGCTTTAGGTTTAGCGTTGAATGTGCCCACGCTGGAAATTTATATCATTCTGGCGGAGGCTGATAAGTCTTTGTATTACAACAAGTTACAATAATCTAAGTGCGAAAAGGTGGGGGTAGTTTACCCCACCCCACGCTTAGGAGGAAAAATGGGAAATTTAAACAGAGTAAATCCTAGTCGCTTTCATCAATTAGCGTTAGGAAAATTTGATAATTTTACACACAAAACAGCTGGTTTAATTGGACTTGGTGATACCACCCCAGATGTATCTTTATATAGTTTACTATGGGCTGATACCACTGGTTCATTAACCATATCATATTTTGACAATGGTTGTGAAGGACAACTTGTATTGCTGGGAAATTTAGGAACAGGTGAAGTAGATTTTGATGGTGCTAATATTGTTGAACAAGCATCATCCCCAATAGCTACAAACGAATTTGCAGCATTTGTTAATCACAACTCATCTTGGTATGAACTATTTCGTTCCAAAGCAGATAGTGCTCAAGACATAACTACGGTGGTTGGTTCTGGAGATGCACGTTGGTGGGGAACATCTACTGGTGGTTTTTCTGCAACTGGTTTATCATTTATTCAAATGAACTCAGCTGGCAAAACTGTTATTAAAGCATTATCAGATGGCAGGGTTGGTCAGAAAATAACGGTTGCAAATATAGGAAAAGCAGATTTACACTTCTGTAGTGGTTCTGGTGGAACACACGGAACATTTGTAAATGCTTCAGCTAGAACATTAGTGATACCAACAAGTGCAAGTATTAACGCAACTTTTGATGGAACTAATTGGTTTATTGATTCACCTACACTATTAGGATTAATCTAATGGGAAGAATTCCGAGAGATAAAAGAAAAAATCTTCTTAAGGAATCCGAAAGGTCTGGCTTTAAGTATTTTAAGCGAGAACTAATTAAGGATGGTAAGTGGTGGGTTCATCCCACAGAATTTGATGAACCCGCTCCTCATCCTAAAAATATAGGTGGAGAAGGAGAAAGAAACGCTTCAGGAGCTAGGAAAGATAGGTCTGCCTACCCTACTCTGAAGTCAGGAATATGGCAGGAAATGACCTAGGAGGAGGAAGATGGGAGCTTTAATTGCAAATTTAGGAAATATATATCACATAGATAGTGAGGGGGTAATCAATAATAATAAACCCTTATTTGTCAAAAGAATTTTAATTTATGAAGTGGATACTGCTGCTGCATCTTTTATTCTTAGCATTAATGGGTCTACAGCCATACAACATATTGGCGGGCTTCATCCCCACGCAAATCTACAATCAATCGATGTGGGTGGAGTTTGGATGGAACATTTAAGTGCTAAGACAGTAACTGCTTGTACAGGATGGTTGTTCTTGGGATAAGGAGATTTATGGATATTCACGTATTTGAAATCAATAGCCAGGGAGCTGCGAGTAATACTTTTTCTACAAATACTCTTAATATTCAGGGTGGTATTTGCAATCAGATTTATCTAGCTGCACACGATACATCTGTTACCACTTTTGAATTACAACTTATAGATGACCACGACAATATTATATATGACACCGTAAGGCGTGAGAAAACAGCAACGGGTATATTAGATGATGAAGTAAACTTGCCTATGATGGGAATATACACCGTAAAGGTTTATAATGCGTCTTCTGATGATTTATTTACTGGACGATTATTAATTATGGATTAGGAGGAGTGTATGTTCAAAAAGTATGTAGCAAAGATTGACAGCATTAAAACAGACCTATTCAGTGCTATTGAGAGCATTAAGGTAGATTTGAACAGTGCTATTGAGAAGTTACTTACCACAAATAACAAAAGATTAGAAGATTTAGATTTAAAGTATGAAAGATTTGAAATAGAAATTCATAAAAAACTCAACAATTCCCACACAGAATACTCCAATAAATTATTTGAAATACTCAGTTCATTTTTAAGATGGAACAAGGAAATTTCTTTGGTTTCTTTTCTTGGCGGGAAAGAACCAAATTTAGATAAATTAAAGAGAGAACTACTAAGACCGATGAATGAATCTAATTGGGCTAAGACCAATGCAGATGAAGCAGAAAGAATAAACAAGGCTTTAGAATCTAACGGAGAAAAAGTTAGAAAAAAAAGGCAAGATATAAAAGAAAAATTGTTAGCTGAAGAAAGACAAGGTAAAGATACTACTATTACAAAACAACATCTTGATTTTTTAAATTCTATTATAGGTGATTAATGAAAAAAATATTGTGTGGATTATTAATATTCTTTTTGGTTGTTGGTAGTGCTATTGGATTAAAGTATTCAATTAAGACCACCAGTGTAACCGTTGATACCACCAGAGATAAATTACCAACTGCCCCGTTGGCTGGTAGGGAATATGTGTTGATTACAAATAGTGATGCCACTACTGTCTTATATATAGGGGATTCAACAGTAACTGCTACTGGTGCGACCATAGGAACACCCCTACAGCCCTACGATACATACTATGGTGAATGGAGTTCAAATGTCGACATCTGGGGTATTACTGCGGCAGGTTCAATTGTCGCCATAGTTCAAGAAGGTAAATAGTATGAAAAAATTTCTCAAATATGCAGTTATATTTCTTGCTACAACCTCTCTATGTTTTGCACAGGGAGACCAAAAGGTTAAAATTTATCAATCTGTTAGAACTGGTGCTCAATCAGCTACTGGTTGGACAGATGACGGCACAGACGTATATTTAACCACTACTTCTGATAGTGTTGGTATTGGAACGACGGCGCCTACTGATAAATTATCTGTTTATAACGGTAGAATAAATATTAGAGAAATGACTTCTTCAGATTATGCGGTATTAGAGTTTGGTAATGATTCAAGTTCTTTGGTAGGTGGATTCTTTTTAGCTGGTAGCACTGCAGCGGGATATGGCGGGGCAAGGTCAATGAATTTAATTAATTTACAAAGGTATCCTGTTGCTTTGGGTTCTGATAATAGTGTTGATATGGTTATTGTTAGTGGCGGCAACGTCGGCATCGGGACAACGGCGCCAAATAAAAACTTACAACTCCAATTTAGTAGTAGTGATGCTGCTGTTGAAACTGGTAACGGTCTAGGCGGTGGAGCTGCAGGAAGTGGTTTTTTGATTTATAACTCGAATACAACTACAAACTCTTATGCTAATCTTGATTTTAGAAGTAATAATGCAGACGCTAGAATCGCTTATAGATATACAGGAACAACTAATAAAGGAGATTTTCATTTTATTACAGACAATACAGGTTCGCCTCAGACTAAGATGGTCATATTGGATAGCGGCAACGTCGGCATAGGGACGACCAACCCAACAGACCAACTTGAATTATCAGGCGCTACAATGAAAGCCGACTCCAATACGATAGATTTCACAGATGTAACAGACGGATATGTTTTAACCTTTGATACAGGCACAGACACTTGGGCTGGTGAAGCAGGTGGTGGTGCTGGTTCTCAAACGCCTTGGACAGCAAATGTAAATGCCGCAGGATACACTTTAACTAACATCGGCAATGCCGGAACAGACTTTCTGGCTTCTACCGGCGGCCTAAACTTAGCCGGTAATTTGGCTGTGGATACTAATGTCCTTTATGTAGATACTTCTTCAAATGAGGTCGGCATCGGGACGGCAACACCTAACAACTTACTTCATGTAACAGGTGGAACAGGTGAGATGGATAGTTTATATATTAGCGGTAGTCAAACAGGGAACGCGCCTGCAGGCGATTATATGAGACTTTATTATTACGCTGGTGTAGGAGGAAGATTATATTCTTACGGTAGCAGTGCGTATAAGGATATGTATCTCGGTGATTGGAATGGCGGCAATCCACCTTTATCATTAAAAGTAGGAGGAAAACTAGGTATTGGTGCTCCTTATGATAACGTTCCTGATGCTCTAACAGTTGTAGGCGATGGGTCTTTTACTGGAAGTATAACTGCGGAGACCACGGGAAGCATCGGAACGAGCTTAGACGTTGGAACTGTTTTAAGCATTGGAGTTGCTACAGCCGACACAGCTTTACATATTGAAACCGCTGACCCTGTTTTAACTTTAGAAAGCACTTCTGTTTATTCAACTTCTCCTTCGGCGACTATTAACTCACGCTTTAAGCACAACACCGCTGGAACTATAATTAATTTCGGAAAGATAGTTTTTGCTAAGAATAATAATATTGATGGAAATACAGGCGGATATATGTCGTTCTGGAAGAAGCCTGCTGGGGCTGCTGCAGCAGAGGCTATGAGGATTGGCCCTGATGGCAACGTCGGCATCGGGACGACGGCACCTGCTACTGAGTTAGAAGTAGTCGGCACTATAACTGGTGATGTAACGGGTGCTTTGACTGGACAATCTGATACAGTAGCAACTATCACAGGTCTTGCACCAGACACACAAAATACATACGCAAGAACACAATATTTAATTCCTTATGCCTCAACTACGACTGCATTTGGTCAGATTGCCATAGGAACAGATGGACAGGTTTTAACCTCAGCGGGAGCAGGTGTAGCACCAGCGTTTGAAACGGCAGCTGGAGTGACAACTTTACAAGAAGCCTTTGATGGTGGTCAAACTATTACCATAGGAGATGGAGATAATCAGACTTTAGCTATAACAAATAATGATGTAACTAATGACCCGAACACAATGACTATCACTAATACTGGTGATAAGCACGGGTTATATATTGCACATACAACTACTGCACAAGCAGTAGGTTATCACGGATTATATGTTCAATCTACCACTGCTAATATAGCCGCTGATGCCGCTTTAATTAAAATACATCAAGATAACGCTTCATCTACTGAACCAGCCTTAGAGATATATAATGATGGAACTGGGAAAGCATTAGAAATAGTCAATATAGGTGCGGGAATTGGTTTTTTCGTTGAAGCTAATACTAATTTTAACGAGGGAGCTTGTGCTGCATATATTTATGATGGGAATCAAGAAAAAACAACAGGATTGGGCTTATTGTATGTCCGAGCTAATCACGCTAGCACATCAATTCCAACAATTATAATTAATCATAAAGGTTCAGGTGTTCAGATACAAGGAGAGGGTGATGAAAATTTATCTAATGCGGGAGTATGGACAGACAGAACGTCCACTTTTGCTGATAAAGAAGTTATAGATGAGATAAAAGGATTAGAGTTTATTGATAAATTAAGAGCCTTAAAATTATATTCTTACAGGAAGAAATCTGAGATTTATGGAAATAAAAGAAGAGATGAGGTAGAAATTACAGAAGAAGAATATGACGAAGAAAATCTAAGCCATAGTAAGAAAGATAAAAAGTTTTATAAAGAGATAGGTGAAGAAAAATATCCCACAGTAAAGAAACGCCCCGCTGCCAGAATATTCAAAGGGTATATTCTTGATGACCCAACTACACCGCAAGAACTCATATCAAGAGACCTTGATGGCAATATGAATGGTGTTAGCGCTGCTGATGGAGTTAACTTTCTTTTGGGTGTATGTAAGGAATTGATTAATAGAATAGATGAGTTAGAAGCGAGAATTGAGGCATTGGAATGAAACTTATATTAGCTATACTCTTATCAATAATTTTAGCGATATTAGTTTATGATTTTGCACAGGGAGCAAACGCAGAATTAATTTGGGACGAAGTTTTAAATACTACTGCTGTTATTTAGGAGGGACTATGAAAGAAGAAATCATTGAGCTTACCGCCAGAGAATTAGAGGATATAAAGGACGACATCAAATTTCGGACAAAAGTTACCCTTGATTTGAAATGCCTGCAAAAAAAGATGGATGCTGTCAATGGCGTTAAGACTTCCATAAATTTTCTAAAGGCTAATGTGGGTATACATTGGTTATTAATACTTACTATTATAAGCGCTCTTTTATATAGGTTCTCAAGATGAAGAAGATAAACGGATTCAAGACAAGTTGGAAAAAGATTGATAAGGTTCTACACGATATGAAAAATGCTTTGACAATCATAAATTTAGCAGAACACAATTTTAATGCTTCTATGGACAAAGCAAAGAAGAAAATAGGAAATGGAATAGAGGGAATATTTGATTCTATAAATAAGATGAGGAATGGCAAATCCTGAATTAAACTTAGTATTTATTCCTGCCCTGGCTTGGCTTTTATTTTCTCTTGGTGGGTCTAAAATTTCGGAAGAAATACCAGGTTGGAAAGGTTGGAGAAGATTTATTCTACCTGCTGTATTTTTGGTTGCTTGTTTTATTAATGGAATTATTTGGTGGAAATCTATCTTGGCGATATTACCCTGTTGGGCTTATTGTATGGGATATGGGGAAAGAGCCTCTTATCTTAAGAAATTCTTTATTGGTTGCCTATATGGATTAATAGGAGTAGCAATAGGAATATCTTGGTGGAATTTAGCTACAATAGTGGGTTTTATCACCTTGTTTAAGTTATCAAACACAAAGTTGGTCGCACATATTTTCGTCTGGAAAATAATTGAGGGTATGTATGGTTTGTTTTGTGGTATTCAATTAGGATACCTTTTAGCGGGAAATGGGACAATCTGGTAAGGAGGCGTTATGGTTTTTTTCAAAAACATTTGGAACTTAATACCAGCGTTTTTGGGGTTAGTTCAATCTTCACTGCCCGTAATTAAAGAAATCGCTGTAGCAGTAGTAAGGCTCATTGGTATACTGCCTTTTCTATGGAGTGTGCCAGAACCAATAATAGAAAGAATAAACGAGATATATGATACCGTTTATGAGTGGGTGGAAAAGATTAAAAACTTTATTTTATTGGTGAGTTAATGGAACACATAACCGAAATAGGACAAGTTGTTAAACAACTTTTTGTCTTTTTGGGGCTTATGATAGACCCCACCAAGAGAAAAGAAGCATATTCACTTTATCTTACAAAGCGACAGCGTAAGGCTGTAGATTATGCCGAAAGGTATATTTTAGAAGCTGGTGATTTGGTTGAGTGGATGTCTGATTATATGAAATTAGACAAAGCTGAAACAAAAGAGTTTAAAAATAACAGAAAATATTTAGATAGGTTAAAAAAGAGTTTTTTCAAATACAACTGATAAGTTGTAAAGGCTCTTAAAATACAACTTTAGAGGTGTATGGTGATAAAAAATATTCCCCTTGTAGAAATGGCGGAAAGGATAAAAAATCTTGCCCGTGAAAAAGCAAGCAGTGAGAATATAATCCGAGGTATAATTAATGATGTCTATACCAAAGATATATCCAGAGAATATGATTGGTCTTTCTTAAAATCAAGTTCTGCTATTTCCTGTATCGCTGAATATAATACGGGATATGTTACTGTAAATACCCAAGGGACTGTTTGCACTTTTCAAAGTGGAGCTGCCATAACCTCTGCAATGACTGGAAGAAAGATTAAGTTTGACGGTAATTCCAATATATATGATTTTACTCAAACAGGTGTTTTAACTGGGGCTATCAACCCCCCGTTAAGCGGTGAAGCCAATGTGGGAAGTGGGGGGTATGTAATATTCCAAGATACTTTTTCCCTTGCTTCGGACTTTGATAGGTTTCCTGTTAATGGGGGTCTATTATTTTATTCTGCTGGACAACCCACTCCTATACCAGAAAAAATGGATGATGATTGGTATGCCGAATATATAGCTTCTCCAACTTCTGAACCTGGAATGTGCAGGATTGTTGAGCCAGATACAGCAGGAAATATCGCAGTGCAGATAAATCCACCACCTCAAGACCCCACAGTTATAGCTTATGAATATATCAAACAGGTAAACCCAATGAGTTTTGAGACTGGGGGAACTGTAGTTACTATTTCTAATTCTACGATTATCACAGGGACAGGAACATTCTTTGCCCGTATGACCACAGGAGATTACTTTAGGGTTGATAATTTTGGAATAGGACAGGATTCAGATTGGTATAGAATAAGTGTAATATCAAGCGATTCAGATTTAACCCTTTCTACTAATTTTAGGGCTACTACAGCAGGTGGGGCTTTTACTGACTATGCTATTTCTTCTGCACCACAGATGCCCTATAGGATACAGGACGCTATTATAGCAGGTGCTATGAGGCATATACTTATGGACCAAAATGATAAGAATTTTCTTTTTTATCACGCACAATTTGCAAAGGTTTTAAGTGACAATAAAATACTTTATAAATCAAGAAATGCTAAAGATGACATAGAATTGATAGCTGAAAATTCAGAATATAGGAGATAGTAATGCTCCAAAATGTAAAAGATATCATTTCACAGAAACAAACCAGGGGTTTAAATACCGCCAGGGATATATTTAGTTTAACGCCAGGCGAGTCTCCAGATTGCTTAAATACGGTTTTTGACTTTGATAGTTTTGCGGCAAAGCGATTAGGAACTACCACAATGAACGAGGTTAAGCTATGCACTTCTGCAACCGCTTCTGGTTATGGAATGTTTGATTTTGGTATAGGTTCTATTCCACAAGAGAGACGCTTACTTTGTGCTACTAATACGGGGATTTTGTATTCTACGGATGTTGGCAGGACTTGGACTGTTTGTGAAACTGGTAGGACTGCGGCTTTAAATAGTTTTGCGTTTGTAAAGAATTTTGTTATTAATTGTAATGATAGTTATGAAAATCCCCTCTTTTGGACAGGAAGCGTGGCATCTCATTTTTCAGCCCTGGCTATTAATAGTGCGCCTATATGCAAGTATGTAGATACCCACCAGGGTTATATGTTTCTTTTAAACGAACAGAACAACAAAAGAGATGTATATTATGAAGATGAATCAGAGATGTTTTCTTCTGAAGAGTGGAGCCATTTTAGACTTCCCACAGCAAGAAATGATGAGATATGCACAAGTTTTCATTTAAGGACTAAATTTTATGTATCTACTAAATACAAATTGTTTGACCTTGCGTTTGTGGGGGGTAACCCAGACTGGGCGTATGAAGAAGTAAAGAACTGGGGTTTTGTTCCCAGAACAGTGAAAAAAATCCAAATTCCAGACACAGGAACAGAAACCGTTATCGGATTGGATTGGACTAAACGAATCAGGGTATTTAGTGGAGATGAAGATGAGGTAATTTCCAGCAAAATAGAAAAGAATAATGGTATGACATCTTTCTATTTGGACAATATCAACGAAGAACAGATGTTAAAATGCTGGGCTGAGAACGATGAAAAAGCACAAAAATATAGACTTTTTGTTCCTTATGATGATAGTGGAGAGTGTGATTACTGTATAGTATTTGATTATAGGAGTTTTGCTTTTTATCCAGAGGACGGAAGAAACTTTAAGTGTGGAATTATTGCTCAGGACACAGCACACGGATTGCATATGTTGGCTTGCACAACAGACGGGTTAATTCATCACCTTGATTCAGGCAATAGAGACCACAAGACGGCGATAGATGACCATTTCATATCTAGTTTTCTCTTCAATGAAACTCCCTCAAGGATTAATAAGAACCAAAAAATAGACCTATATTTTTCTGTTACAAGTTCAGGGACTATAAATTTTGAAGAGAGAAATGATTTTAATAGTATATGGTCTCTTAACAAGTCGTTTGAATTGGTATCTGGTATAAGCGCTGTGCAGACTTCTCAGACTATTGATGTTAGAAATATGAGTAATGTATATCAATTTAAAATCTCATCCAGTGCTAATTCAGCAGATGCCTGGGAGTTAAATAGGTTTGATTACCTTTTGGACGGTAAAGGATACGGGAGAGCATAAATTTGAAATTATCTTCATTTGAATGGTGGGGGCAACCATCAGAACTTGTAGATTTTAAGGACGAAGTTACTACTATTCTTAACTATGGCAAGTATGCTGTTCAAGTTCTTACAGAGGCAACTACTTCCCCAGCCTGGAAAGGAAGAGAGGGAGAAAGTGTCTATGCTTATTCTACCAATGAGGACTCTACTTATACTTTTCGCACTTATTACTGGATAAATTCTGGTTGGGTTTATACTACTTTTATTGGAACAATTTCCGATAACACCCTGCAACCAACGGCACCACCCAATCCTACAAATGTTTTAATCACCACTGGTGGTCATATAGAAACAGATGGAACATATATCCCATACTTTGATGTAGCTTGGACAGCTCCAACTTTTGCTACTAATTTAGAATCATACGCTATATCTTATTCTGAAGACAGCGGGGTAAACTGGGTAAACATTACAATAGTAGATAAGTCAGAAACTACTTTTAGGTGGTTAATACCCGATATAAACACGGCTTATATAGTCAGGGTTAAGTCCGTAGGAACAAATGGGGAATATTCTACTGGGGCACAATCTTCTTCAACTACACACCCTGGTTATTCTACGGCACCAGCTTTAGTAGCACACTTTTCTGCAAGTTTTACAGATAGAATATCATTTACCTGGGATGCTAACACCGAAAATGATATATCAGAATATGAAATAAGGTCGGCAAATGCTAATTGGGGTAGTGGTGGTGGAGTTCAAATATTCCACGGAAACGCCCTAAGATATACATTAGTAACACC